GAAGTAGAAACTGAAATGGCTACTGAAGAAGTTGCTACAACAGAAGAAGTAGTAACAGAAGAAAAATTAGCTGTAACTCCAGAAGAAATTATGGTAGTTGTTCAACCAATATTTGACCAATTTACAAATACTATTGCTGAATTAACTAATAAAATTGCTGAGTTAGAAGCTAAAATTGCTGAAGATAATAAAACTGAGATGAACGAATTAAAATCTCAAGTTGAGAAGTTATCAAAATCTCCAGCAGCTGAATCGATTTCAAAAAGAGACGATGTTAGATTGAAGAGAGAGAATGATTTATTATCAAAAATCTCAATGTTCAGAATTTCTACAAAATAAGTTAAAAATATAATATAAGATATATTAATTATAAAAATAATAAATAATAAACAAAAATAAAAAAATAAATGGAAAATTTCAAATTATCATTTACAGATAACACAACTTATGCTGGTAAAGACCTTGCTGGTTTCTATGCAACAGCTTTATTAACTGGTGTTTCTAAAGAATCATTCAAATTAATCCCTAACGTTAAGTCAACTGCTAAATTAGGTAAATTAAACTTAGGTAAAATTTTACAAGATGCTGATTGTGCATTTGGTGGACAAGGTGAAGGAACTTTATCTCAAAAAACTGTTGAAGCTCACGATGTAAAAATCAACTTGGAATATTGTATCAAAACTTTTGAAGCTAACTACTTAGGTGAACTTTACAGACCAGGTAATCAAAATGATTTACCAACAACTGTTGAAGAGTTTTTAAAAGGACAAGTTTCTAAACAAATCTCTAATGACTTGGAAGAAATTACTTGGAAAGGTTCTGGAGCAACAAACGCAACTTACTTTACACAAGAAACTGGTTTAGAGGCTAAATTATTGGCTGATGGTACAGTAATCGATGTATCTGCTACAACTTTAACTTCTACTAATATCGTTGCTCAAATTGGTCGTGTATACGATGCAATGCCAGCTACTATCAGACAATCACCAGATGCTGTTATTTATATGAGTTATGCTGCTGCTGCTTTTTACAGACAAGCATTAGCTGCTGCATCTTCTGAAATGTACTTTATGCAAAATCATTCTGAGTTATCTTACTTAGGTGTTAGAATTATCCCTTGTGGTATTTCAACTAACAAAATGGTTGCTGGTGAACGTGCTAACTTATTATTGATTACAGATTTAGTTTCTGATATGGAAGAATTATTGATTTTACCACAAAGAACTGTAACTGGTGCTCCAGTAGTAAGAATGGTTGGTGGATTCAAATTCGGTGTAGACTTCGTATACGGAGCTGAAATCGTTTTCTATAACTAAGAAACAAATAAAATAAAATGGGAGATGTAAAAGTCTCCCTATTTAATAATAATACTAAACTAAAATATATAAAAATGCCTATATGTAATGCTTTAACCGCTGCAATTTCAAAATCTTGTGATAACTCACTTGGTGGAATTAAGCGTTTGTTCATCGCAAACTGGGAAAATGTATCTTCTTATACGGAGACTGCTGGAGAAATCACAGCAATCACTATGGCTGCTGGTACAAAATTCTATGAGTTTGCTTTTAATAAAAATACTTCTAATGCTGAAGAAACTATCGCTGTTGATTTTGCTGCTGGAAATTCATTGGTAACTCAAACTGTTAACTTGATTTTAACTCGTAGAGAAAAATTGAAAAGAGAAGCAATCGTTAAATTGGCTGCTGGTCAACAAAGATTGGCTATCATCTTTCAAGATTCTAACGGACTATATTGGTTTCAAGGACTTACTGATGGTGCTTACTTAACTGGATTAGCAGGGGGAACTGGAGTTAATAAAACTGACAGAAACTCTTACGATTTAACTTTCGTTGCTGAAGAGCCTAAGCCAATGCCAGAGGTTGACGATGCGATTATCGCTGCAATTATCACAGCTGCAACTTAATAAATAAATAATACTTTTAATTAAACCCACCGCCTAAATATTGGTGTGTGGGTTTTTTTATAAAATAACAATACTAAAAAATATACAATATTATGGCAATATGTAATGCTTTAACCGCAGCAGTATCTAAATCGTGTGATACAAACATCGGTGGAATTAAGCAAATGTTTATTTCTGATTGGAGTGAATTAGCTTTGACTCTGGATGGAAATGGAATGGTAACAGCTTTCACACCAACTGACCCAAATCAAGTAGTAACAACAAATGCAACTGTGAATACAACTACATCTGGATTTATAAGAATTTTAACAACGGTAACAGTACCAGGTAATCAAACTGCTAAATTTGCATCTGGTACTTGGTTTTACTTCACTTATAATGTAATGGCTATAGATGGTGTAACAGTAACAGCTACGTTTTGGAGTGGAGAAGTTTTTGCTTCAACTTATGACACAATAAACGATGTAACATTAATATCTCCAGATTTTGTTGGTTTTACCCCAATTGTTGGACAATCAGCTGACCCAGCGCCACCGAACACAAATCAAACTGTATCTATTTATGCATTTTTTGAATTTGCTTTTAACAAAAACACATCAGCATTGGAAGAAACAATGGTAGGAGAGCAAATTAATGGTTCAACAATTTATACTCAAACAGTAAATCTTGTTTTAAATAGAAGAGACAAAATTAAGAGGGAGGCAATTGTTAAACTTTATTCTGGAGTTAAGAAACTGAATATTGTGATTGTTGATAACAACAATAAAGCTTGGTTAATAGGAGATGAATTTGGAAGTTACTTAACTAATTTAGCTGGAGGAACTGGAACTGCTTTACAAGATAGAAATTCATTTGATTTATCATTCGTTTCTGAAAGTTCTCAACCAGCACGTGAAATGAGCTATTCGTTACTTGCTCAAGGATATTTCATAGAAGTTTAATCTTAATTAATATATGATTATATAGAATCCCTTCAATCCAAAAGATTGTGGGGTTTTCTATTTTATAAACAATAACTATAAAAATTATAATTTAAAATATGATTATTATAAATAAAGATAGCATAAATAAAATTGGTTTGATATTGAATGACGTTCTATCAGCTTCAACCAATTATTATTTATTTAAATTAACCTCAAAGCAAAATGCGAATGATATTTACCTATTTCAAGGTGAAGATGTATCAACTTGGGACACAAGAAACATCTTTCAAATTACAGAATCTGGTACTACTGATACAATTAACGCTACAGTACATTTAACTGGTGATACAAGTGATTACATATACCAAGTATATAGTTTACCAGTACAATTAACAAACCCTTCTCAGATAGCTTTATCTGCTACAACTGGTGTAATTTACAATGAAGGTATTTTAAGAGTAATCGGGAATGAGGAAGATATAAACATAAATGACATATACTTATAAAAAATGAAATTATTTAATTTTAATAAACAAAAAGAACAACCGATTCAAGAACCAAAAAAACTTGAATATCAAGAGACTTTCCATAATGTTGAACTTAGGGTTGAATCAAATTTACCAAGAGTAGTTGAGAATAAATCTAAACAGTGGGTGGAATACCTTACTGATGATAATAGAGAGTATTTGAGCTTCTTAGAGCAACTTTATACATCATCACCAACACATAGTTCCATCGTATCAACAAAGTCTCTTCTAACAGCTGGAGATGGCTTCACATACAATGATACATTATTATCTGATGAGCAAAAATTAGATTTAAATAAAATGTTGAATTTTATCGATGGTAAAAACGATATGACATATTTCCTTAATCAAATATCTAAAGATAATATTGAATTTGGAGTTGTTGCCATTGAAGTGATATGGTCACTTGATTTTACTAAAATAGTTAAAGCAACACGTATACATCCAAAACATATTAGAAGTGGATTATATGAAGATGGTGAGATTAAACAATATTTTTATTCTCGTAATTGGGAAGATAGAAGGCAGGAGATTATTCCAATCCCAACATTTGATGTAAATGATAAAGAAAATGGGAGACAATTAATCTATATTGGGCAAGAAATGGATGGTAATGATTACTATTTCACCCCACAATGGTCTGGTTCAATTAATTGGGTTGCATTGGAAGCTCAAATGGGATTATACTATACATCATTATTACAAAATGGATTTAACCCTTCAATGATGATTACCTTATTCAATAATACTGCAACTCCAGAAGAAAAAGATAATATTGCA